GGATGTAAAGAACTGGATCGGGGTGGAAATGACCAATACGGAAAAAACATTCCGGAAGATTATGGCCGGGACCGCTCTGACCATCATGGACTTCGCTAAACGAATTGCCCCGGTCATAACCGGACGTTACCGATCGTCTATTCATATTGAATTTGGAGGTGGTACTAAAGTTACTGGTGGTGCTGACTTAATAGGCAATAAATGGACCGAACCATTTACAGAGCAACCAGGAGACGATGAAATTTTTGTCGGCACTAATGTGGTCTATGCGGGCAAAGTAGAGGACAAGCATCACACAATCGAAGAGGCCACAACCGAGGGACAATGGTACTTAACACGTAAAGTGAATGAACTTTCCAAAGGTTGATATACGATCTGCTATTAAGACGGCATTAACCGCCGGTTGTACCTACCCGGTCTATGATATTCCCGTGCCCGAAGCTGTAAATTATATCAATATTCAGGCGATCCGCTTGTCCGAAGATACAGCCCAGACCCTTCCTGTTTATGATTGCTATATTACGATAGAAATTATCAGCAAATTTCAAAAAACCGGCAACCGGACAAACGGTGACACACAGGCCGAACTGGTCGATACCGCCATGCGGCCAACCATTACCGGCGGGATTGTAGTGTCCGGGTGGGATATGGCCGGTTGTTGGTTGGACTCACAGGACGAATATTTATCTAATGATGCGGACGGCAAAACACACAGAATAGTAATGTCTTATTTTATAAAATACTGTAAATCTTAATATTATGACAAAAATTAGTGGAAACTTAATCTACATCAGTTGGGACGGCAATATCGTTGTTGGTCTTACTGATAAGAGCATCAGCTTCAAACGAAGCATGATTGACACGACCAACCAGCAATCAACCGGAGGTTGGGAATCCTGCGTTCCAGGAGAGGGAGGCGGAGACATCAGTTTTTCCGGTGTTTATGATGAAGCAGGAGCAGAAGGGGCAACCACGTTATTTGCTGATCTTGCAAATGGTACACAGGTTGCATTCAAGATCGGTCAGAACATTGCAACCGGCGGAGCTTACTGGAGCGGTAACGGAATTGTCACCGGGGTATCGGTAAAAGGACCAATGGCCGCTGCCACTTCCTATTCGGGAACTATTCTCGTATCGGGCATACCGGCTCAATCATTAACAGGAGCATTTTAATCTTTAAATCTTAATATCATGGCAAAAGGATCAGGTAATTTAATTTTCCTCAAATGGGATTCCGGCGATGCGGTCGGGTTGACCGATAAGGCCATCGATTTTACGTCCGATGGTATTCCCGTAACAAATCAGCAAAGTTGCGGCATGTGGGCCGAATATGTATCCGGGAATAAACGGGCAAAAATAAACTTCACGGGAGTTTATGACAAGGCTTCGGCAATAGGCATGACCTCAATGTTTGCACAGTTGCTCGCCAATTCAACCACGCCAATCGCGTTCAAAATCGGCGAAAAAGCAACCGGATTGATAAAATATACAGGTTCGGCATTTCTGGACAGCATTACTTGCAACGGTCCGATGACAGCAGCAGCCAGTTATTCCGGGACGATGACAGTTAGCGGACCACCGTCGCAAGTATCAACAGCCTGGTAACATGAAACTACCAGGGCAATGTGAAATTAAACAGGGTGGAAAGACATGGCATTTTTACTTCGGTATTGATGCTACGGCTGAATTTCTGCACATGAACGGTATATCGCTGAACCAGTTTGCTCAACCATTCATTGACCACGAAATGAAGGCTTTGCTGGATATGTTTTATTGTGCATTGGCAGCAGGCAATACCGGGATGCCGGATGGATTACTGCGTAAGGACTTTGGCAAATGGCTGGATCAGGCCGACGAAGGGTCAATGGCCGAACTGTTGCGTGGTTATACGACAAGCAAGCCATTGGGAAAGTAGTTGAGGGCGGTGATCCGGTGGAGATTGATGATCTGTACCGAATTTGTGTCGGATATTTGAGAAGAGAGCCGTCCTCTGCGTTGCATATAACTTTTAGGGATCTGGACATCATGATAAAGGCAGAACATGATCGGGGAGATAATATGTGGGATTATACCCGGAATATCATGGCCGCTATGGGTGCTGGTCAGCCGAAAGAGATTATCCAACTCGACCGGGATAAGCCGGATATTGATGATGAAATGATCGAAGAAGCAAAGAAATTCCTTAATCGAATAAGAGGTAACTAATGGCATTTTTCAAAGAACTGATTGTAAAGATAACCGGCGATTCAAGCGGTCTAAGAAAGGCCACGAATGACGCGCATAAGGAAGTATCCACATTCGACAAAGGATTAGCGAAGATCGGTGCCGGGATGGCTGCCGCGTTCTCAATTGGGGCCGCTGTGAACTTTGGTAAGCAGATGATTGCAGTCCGCAGTGAGTTTGAGAAGTATGAAGCGGTTTTGCGTACCACGTTAGGCAGTTCAAAGGCCGCCGCATCGGCCATGAGTATGCTGCAAGGGTTCGCGGCAAAGACCCCGTTTCAACTCAATGAGTTAACGGATTCGTATGTTAAGCTTGCCAACCGGGGATTAAAACCAACCGAAGCGCAACTAACCTCATTGGGCGACCTTGCCTCGTCCACGGGTAAATCATTCGGGCAACTGGCAGAGGCCATGCTTGATAGCATGACGGGCGAGAATGAGCGTTTAAAAGAGTTCGGGATCATTGCTAAAGATGCCGGTAATAAAACCGCGTTTACATTCAAGGGTGTAACAACGGAGGTAGATAAGACGGCCGATGCCATCTCGAATTATATTGTCGGATTGGGACAATTAAAGGGCGTTACCGGATCGATGGCCTCGATTTCGGAAACAATGGTCGGTAAAATATCGAACATGAAAGACGCATGGGATGCGTTCTTAAATTCACTGGGCAAATCATCATCGGGCGTAATCAGTGGAGTAATCAAAACACTAAATAATCTGTTTACCGCCATGACGCGGGCGAACGATTTTAAAAATGGAGCCTACAAAGAGAAGTTCCAAATTAAGATCGAAACGGCTCAGATTGACTTTGCAAAATCCATGTCCTCAAATCCGACCGAGTTTCGAGAATACTTAAAGATGGGAATTGCTGCTATTGAAGATGCTCAAAAAGGGTATGACGAAATAGAGAAAAAATCAAAAGAGAAAAAGTTAGGCGGAATTGGCGGATTTAAGGCTAGTAAACAAGAGAGAGAAGCGGCCGAACAACAGGCACAAGCCAACCGAGACGCGACCGTTTCACTAAAGGAATATTTAACCAATGAAGAGCTTGTAACTGAAGTATTTAAGAAAGCCGTTCCGGTTAAAAAAGCCTATTTGCAAATCCTTCAGGATGAAGTGGTAGTACTTCAAAAACATCAGATCGCAGCGGGCGTAACGGAAGCAGAGGCAAAGGCCGATCAGGTTAAGATTGATGCTAAAAACAAACAGATCGCCCAAATTACAGAATACGGAAAGTCGTTAGGTAAAGAGGCCATGTTAACCAAGCAGATCGCTGACTTAAATCTGATTTATGATAATACTAAAGACCGGGCAAAACAGGAAGAAATCCGTACAACAATCGGATTATTACAACGCAGAGTGGATATTGAAAAGCAGATAAAAGGCGAAAGCATCGCACCTCCCGGATCAGAATATTTTCCGACAGCAAAAGCTACCAAATTTCCTGCAAAAATCAGGGATTTCGCACGTGAGGCATCCGATAAAATACAAATCGAAAAGAATTTGCCGCTTGTGCAGTTGAAGGTGCCGGAGGGTAAAAGTATGTTTGAACCCAGATTGGCTCAATTTGAGTATCTGAATGATGCAAAAGATAAAACAGACGCATTGGCACAATCACAGGAAAATCTAAGAGATAAACTAATCGAGGTCGGCAACTCATTGATACAAGGTGCTGATAATTGGGAAGACTTCGGCAAGATGGCACTAAACGCGATTAAGTCGGCCATTGCGGGAATTATAGCCTTAGGCGTGGCGAATGCCATTGAAAAGACATTAGCTGGACCGGCTGGTATACTTGGGCCTATCGGGGTTGGCATTGCGGCTCTTGCTGGTGGTCTGGCAGCCGGTGCCTTTTCTACTCTTGTACCATCGTTTGCCGGAGGCGGTGTGGTCAATGGCCCTACAATTGCTATGATCGGAGATAATCCGGGACGAAAAGAAGCGGTGATACCTTCGGAGATGTGGGGGCAGATGGGCGGTGGGGGCTACATTGCTGAAACAAAGATTTCATTCCGGGATCTTTGGATCGGATTGAGCCGTGAATCAGCTACACAAAAACGTGGAGGCGCGTAAATGGCATACGGCAAACGGGCATATTCTATTTTTTACGATCAGGTAAATAATACCCGTATTGATGTAGAGATACACCAGGAGGGATTTAATCCGGCCGGGGCATTACCAATGTTGTTATCCAATGATGCGATATTTACCCGTTTGCTCCCGGACGGTGACAAATACACGATCATCAAGGGACGGGAGGCGACTATTAACATTGTCGTTAAACCATCGGATGATTTCAGCTGGCTCTATACCAATGATGACCGTGAATTAATGGTTATCATTAAGGAAGCGACCGTTATCGAGTGGACCGGTTTTGTAGTTGTGGATCAGTATATCGAGGAACAGCGACCAGTCAGAATATTACAGGTTATCGCATCAGACCAGTTGGGATTACTCGATACCCGGCCTTATACATTTGGTTCGCCTGCTGTTTCTCCGACCGGATACCAAAAAGCAATAGTGGTTCTGGCAAATATTTTATCTGGCACGAATAAGACTAAAACCGGTCTGGACATAATGATCTATTGCGCCATGAATTTGTTTGAAGTGACAATGGCTATAACAAATGACAGTGATCCGCTGGATCAAGCCTATGTAAATCAGGACTTATGGATAAACGATGATCTTTCAACGGCCTCCTGTAAGCAAGTCATCGAGGATATTCTCAGGCCATATCAATGCAGAATATTGCAATCGGTCGGTGTTTGGTGGATTCAACGAATCCCGGATATGGCCGATGCATCAATAGATTACCGTATATTTAACCGGGATGGAGTGCAGACCGGATATTCAACTTTATCTCCAAAAATTAGCGGTTCACTCAAACTTGCAACCGGTACTCTGCAATTTAATTCCGGATGGATGCAGCGCACACTTGAAGTTGATTACGGATTCCGGGATGCCCCGGCGCCTTCGTTTGGATTGCCGGATCTTGTATTTACACAGGATAACCCGGCAATTATTACTGGTTGGACAAACACGGGTGAATGGAACCGGATACAAAAAGGCGATAAAAATATATTGATGGCGACAACCGGGAACCGTACATCATGGGATTCAGCAAGATATATCGATATGCCTACGATTGCCGTGACGACCTTAGAACATACGTTTGCGATGGCATCGGGAAGAAGAGATAAAACATTTTTATTTATATACTGCCATATGACAATTTACGTTTGGGACGGAGTTAATATATCGTCTATAAAATATTATAATGATAAAAATAATACATGGCAGAATACGCATCGCTTTATAAAAAATATAAATTTCAAAAAAACAAATGTTCCTGAAGAATTGACGCTTCAAAGTATTGTATTCACGCCGCCGGTTAACGGGTATCTGGTTACCCGTGTGTATGATCCTTGGTTTTCCTCTGGTGCGACAATAAATTCTAATTTCTATTTTACTGATGTAAAATTAACTGCTACAATCGTTAGCGAGGCCGGTGAGGACAAATTTAAGGAAATATCGTTTTTGGATTTTATTTCCGATAACACAAATTTTATTCCCGGCAATGAACGGATAAGAATTTCGGACGGATTAGGAGTTAATGCATTAATACCTTATTACAAAGGAATTATAAAAGTCGGATCGGTCGCCTCCACGACCTGGGAAAAGAAATCACTATTTGGAACGGGTACAGATCTTCCGCTGGCCCCCCGTGGACTGCCTACCGGAATTACAATATCAAAAAATTGTATCATGGATAGTTGGTGGTGGCAATTTTCAACACAAAACAAAAGATATGACGGATCATTCCGGGGCGTAATCCATTTTCATAATACCGTTGTTATCGATTCTGTTACCTATCTTTTGAATGATAATGAGATCGATTTGAAACGCAGTCAGTTTTCCGGATCATTTTTAGAGATTAAATCCGAAACTCCTAATAGCGGATTGGGAACCCAAACATTGAAATCCCGGAGTTCGACGGATGGAACTGTTTCATCCGGGTCGGGCCTGATTCCTTCGCCCGGCGGTGATGACGGTCAGCTACAATTTAAGACCGGCGGGGATTTTGACGGCACGACCGGGATCACGTTTGATGGAACCAGGATACTGAAGGGTGGAACGATTCCATTGATTGAATACCATTCCGGGACTGAATCGGTTTCCGCGGGTACTACCCAGATAACTTTCGCCGCGCCATTTTTGGCGGGTGATGTGTGGAATTTTTCCGCACCAATTATCGGGTATTCAGTTGATTATGGATATCTTTTTGGTATGGTTACAGATCGTACTATTACTGGTTTTAAGGTTACTTTTGATTATCCGGTTACGTTTGAATATTCAGCATTTATAACAAGATGAAAAAACTACTATTCCTATTATTTCTGATCGGTTCGGCCCTATACGGCCAGACCCCGATTACCACGAATACACTGATATTGCCGAAACAATCAGCCCGACCAACCGCACCTACGACCGGGGCAAAGTTGTACGACTTCTTCCATGCTGTTGAAATGCGGGATTCGATTGGATTTACCCGGATCATTACGGCGCGGGATACCCTATACTTCCTGCACGCCTCGGACGTGACTGGTACTTATGATATTCGCACTGCCACGGCTTGGATAACAGCCACTCCTTATGCAGTCAATGCTGTTGTCGATTATATAGATGCTTCATTTATAACGCATTACTATATTTGTAAGACGGCGCACAACTCGACCGGAACCTATCCGACTCAAAATGACGGTGTAAAGTGGAAAGAATTGTTTTATTTTCCGGGGCGCACCAAGTTTTTGCAGGATTCCGCGTCAGCAGGGACGGTTGGTTGGTATCTAAGAGATACGGTAGGGGCTACACAAAAAGCCATCCATGCCTATCTGATAGCTAATAATTATACAAAAACCGAGGCGAACACGCTATTGGGAGCTAAACTTGATACCACAAATGCCACATTGGCTATGCGGAATAGTTGGACGGGGGCGGCTTCACACAAAACAACCGAAGACGCTTTAAATGGATTGGTCAAAGTAAACGGGGCAGGAAGTTATTCAGCAGTAACAGATGGATCGAGTAACTGGAACACAGCCTACGGGTGGGGGAATCATACAGGACTATACGGGCTGGTTGCTGATAGTTCAAAGTTTGTCCGTCTTGGCGGACGGACAGGGGGACAGACTATTGCGCAAGGCATCACGTTCACTGGTCAGGTCACATCATCATTGGCTACCGGCACTTCACCATTTGCCGTGACTTCAACAACGGTAAATACAAATTTCAACGCTGATCTGCTGGACGGCCAACATGGAAGTTATTATGCATCAGCTTTGTCAGGAACAATAAATGAAATCGCTTACTTTTCAAGTGCTTCGGCAATTGGATCGTTGGCCGTTGCCACATATCCATCACTAACAGAACTTGCCTATATCAAAGGTTTATCATCTGCTATACAAACACAACTTAATGGTAAGGCGGCGACATTATCTGGAACAACCAACTATGTTTCAAAGTTTACTGGTGCGAGTACGATTGGGAATAGTGTGATCTATGACAATGGTACGAACGTCGGCATCGGGACGACGGGACCGGGGCAGCGTTTACATATATACGATACTGGTGCCGTAACGCTTGCACAATTTGGAGGTAGCGGTGGGACGGCTGGATATATTGGTGGTGTAAACACGGCGGCCAACGGTTTTACAACTTCATCTGCGTTAGATATGTTGGTTCGTGGTGAAGGGTCGAATATCTTGTTTGGTTTTAGCACAGCCGAGAAAATGAGAATTACAGGAGCCGGCAACGT